ACACGTGGGAAGCCCTCGAGGTCGACGGCCGGCCGCTCGAGGCCGGCGCGCTGATCACGCTCGGATTCGACGGTTCCGTGAGCTCGGACAGTACGGCGCTCGTGGCCTACGAGCTCACGACGGGCCGCCTCGTGGTCTTGGGCCACTGGCGCGGGGAGGCGCTCGACCGCGCCGGCGTCGTGGCCACGATCGATCGCGCGTTCACCGAGTACAACGTGGAAGTGCTCTTCGCTGATCCGTGGTGGTGGCGGATCGAGCTCGCGGAGCTGGCGGAGCGCCTAGGCGAAGAGCGCGTGATCGAGTGGAATACCGCGAGCATCGCGCGCATGGGCCCGGCCTCGGATGCCTTCCTCGCGGCCGCGCTGAAGGGCGAGCTGGCGCACGACGGCACGCCCGAGCTCACAGCGCACGTGCTCTCGGCCGTAGCCAAGCGCACCGCGGCCGGCGACGTCATCGCCCGCGACGCCCGCAAGCCCAGGGACACGGACCTAGCCGTGGCCGCGATCCTCGCCTACGAGGCTGGCCGGACGTGGGTGCCGGCGGTGGCGCCGGCGATCTACTGATCCGCATGAACACGGTCTGTATCGAGTGCGGTCGGCTCATTCCCGTGGGCACGGGCGGCCACTGCCGCGAGCACTCGGCGCGGGCCTACCGCCGCTCGACCGAATGGAAGCGCACCAGCGAGCAGCTGCGCGCCGGCGCGGTGTGCTCGGCCTGTGGTGCGAGCTCAGGGCTCGAGGTCCATCACGTGCGTCAGCTCGCCGGCGATGTCGGTGCCGGCCGTGTCGGGCCCCTGCGCGTCCTGTGCGGGCCCTGCCACGACGAGGCCCATGGCAAGCGTCGGCGCTCGAGCGGGCCCTGACCCTGAGATCAAATCTATATCTGGAGACGGGGGCGATGGTCGCGGAGGGGGTCCCGACTCCAAAAACCGACGCGCTCAGATGGACGAAGAGCGCCGAACCCGGTCCGAGTGGACTCCTGAGCCATTCCGGGCGCTACAGGGCGCCAGCGCCAGCCCTGCCCCCGTCAGCGTGGACGAGACGCCTTCCGCCGGCGGTCGATGAGCGCCGCGGCCGCCGCGATGCCGAAGAACGCGAAGAACAGGCCAGCCAGCCACGAGCCAGCGAGCAGCAAGGGAACGCCCAGGACCAGACCAGCCAGGGCCACGATCAGGAGAGCTGTCGAGTACATCATGCCGAGAGCATACCGCTCGACCAGACCCACCCCAGCAGCGTCAGCGCAGCGATCAGCGTGCCGATGGCCACCAGCACGAAGACCACGTAGAAGACGACGACGGCCGCGGCCATGCAGCCTTCCGGCTCGTTCATCGGACGCCCTCGCCCATGATCAGGCCTCGGGCCTCGTTCGCCCAGGCGCACCGCTCAGGCCCGCCGGGCGAGCAGATCGGCCAGTCCGAGCGATGAGTCATGCACTCGAGCTCGGCATAGCCACGGCCGGCCCGGCACGGCCGCTCGAGCTGCGCGCGCACCAGCGCATAGAGCCTCTGCAGGGCGCGATGATCGAGCAGCGGATCGCCGGTACTCATCGGCTCACGCTCCGCTGGAGCTCGCGCATGATCTCGCCGCTGTCGAGCTCGAACGGGGTCCAAACCACCGTCGTGACGCCAGGCACGCCGCCGAAGAGCTCGAGGATCTGCAGCTGCTCCCGTGTCGGGACCTGACCCAACCGCTTGAGCTCGGCCAGGATCAAGCGCTTGTGACCGGGATGGAGTAGCACCAGATCAGGCCAGCCCTTACCGAGCGAGCCCTCGACGGGCACGCGCCAGCCCTTGCGCGTCTTTGCCGGGCGGAAGTGGACGCCCACCCATCCGAACACATGGGCGAGACACCTCTCCTTCACGCGCCGGAGGCACTTCTCTGGCGAGCTCGAGCAGATGATGAGCCGCTGTAGGTCGGCCTCGAGCATCGGGGCCGTGGGGGCCGCCTCGAGTCGGGCCGTCATGGCGCCGCGTCCACGGCCACCGCCACGATGAGCGAGCCAGGGGCCTTGAGCGCGTCCAGTAGTTGCGCGGTGTGGGGGTCATCGGGTGGGATGCCCGCGAAGTCCTCGAGCACGCTGGCCGCGAACCGACCCGAGCCCCAGCGCCAGCGTATGGGTGACGTGCGCACCGGGACATCGGCCACGATCTGCGCGCGGAGCTCATCGCGCACGAGCTCGAGGGTGTAGGGATAGGCCACGGCCGCGATGCCGTGGATACGTGGCTTGCGCTCAGTCATCGTCCGCCTCGCCCTCGGGGTCCGTAGCTCGTCGTCAGTCGCCATCGGTCTGCCCCTTTCGCTTGAGATCGCCCCTCGTGAGCCCGTGGCGTGCCATGAGCTCATCGAAGGTCCCGAGTGGATGCTGCGCGGTCTGCTCGTGCTCGAGCTCGAGCCGTCTGCGCCGGGTGGTCCGCCTGTCGCTCTCTCTGTCGGCCTCGCGCCGTTCGCCGCGCTCACGCTTGCCCCTGGGGTCATCGAGCGACAGGGGCCGCTCGAACGCGTCGCGGATGCCGCGGGTGTCATGGCGCAGGGCCTCGAGCCCGCGCCGCACGGCCGCGATGAGCCCGTACGTGGTGCGTCGCCGGCGGTAGTCGAAGCGCCGCACGAGGCGCAGCACTTGGCCCAGGCGCCGCGGGTCGGCCTGATCCATGTAGGGCGCCAGGACCGCCAGCTGCGCGGCCGTGGGCGGCAGGCGCAGGCCCCGCGCCGCCCAAGCGGTCAGGAGCGGGTGCCATCGCTGATCGGCCGTCTCGAGCCACGTGGCGGCCCGTGCGTCCCGCTCACGCGATCGCTGGCGCCGCTTGCGCTCAGCGGGTGAGAGTGGCCCGAACGCGATCTGTGCCGCGGTCACGAGACTTCACCGATGACGTAGGCCACGGTCGTGCCGCGGGCCTTGGCCTCGGCCTTCGCGCGGTGCCGGCGCCACTCCCGCCGGCACGTCCGGCACGTCGACTCTTCGGGATCGCTCACGAGTCGGGTGGCGTCGGGGTGACCACAGAGGGGTGCCCAGTGCAGCGGACCGTCGAGCACGATGGGCTCGACCAGGATGCGCACGTGCCACCGCTTGCGCCTCATCGGGGCACCGCCGGGGAGTGCTCAACACTTCCGATAATGCAAGTTATGTCAACGATGTGTCTCCTACCACTCATTGACCGTGAGAACAAGGGAGACACTACTGCACCACCTCGAGCTCGAGCTCGTCATCGATGACCGCATCGCCGGTGACGCCGAGCACCCAGCCGGCGAGCGAAGAGGCCAGGGCACGCCCGATCTCGGGATCCGCCAGCTGGCGCACGAGGGCCCGCCGCGATGCGGCCTCGATCTCGTGGACCAGCTTGTCGGTCATCTCGCCGGCCTCGTCCGCCTCGAGCTCGAGCTCGCCGATCAGGCACCGCCGGATGACGTCGGCCACCTGTAGCCGCTGCGCTCGAGCATGGGCCCAGGCCCGCTGATCGCGGAGGCGACGCGCGCTCGAGCTGGGGGAGGCTTCCGGCTCGAGCTCTTCGAGGATCCGGTCGATGAGATCGACGGATCCCTGCTTGCGCCCGGCGGCCACGTCGGTCAGGTACGTGCGATTCATGCCGAGCCGCTTGGCCAGCCACGTCATCGTCCGCCCCTGCTCGCGCAACACGGTCGCCCAGTCGGTCCGTCTACCCGGCTCGGGGAGGGAAGGAGTGGAGTCGGTCATCGGGTGTCGAGCCCTCCTGACGGTCGAGTCGACGTATCGGGTGAGGCGCCGGCCCCGGCGACTCGACACTCGAACCGGGTCCGGCGAGACACATTGTGCCCCATGGTGTCAAGCCCGCAACCGCCCGAAGGTCCGCGTGACAGGGGAAGAGAGAGGGGTACTTCTCTACTCTTCGCTAGGGCTCAGAGCAGAGCTAGAGAAGTACCCGTGTCACGTGGTGCCGCCGAGCACGCCCAGGCCCAACAGGATCAGCGCGCCCAGGGCCACGATGACGCCGACGTTGGAGCCCACGAGCCAGCGCAGTAGCACCTCCTGACCCTGCCGGCGCAGGCGCCAGTCCGTGTTGGCGTCGATCTCCTCGCGGTCGCGGTCGATGATCAGCTCGAGTCGGGCATGGTCGGCCGCGTGCCGGTGCGAGTAGCTGCGCAGCTCGTCACGCATCGCCCGGATCTCCACGGCCAGCGTCTCCACCTCCACGTCCTTTTGTGTAGCACGGCCCGGCGGGGCCGTGCGCTCAGCAGTCATACCTAGAACATCAGGGGCGCCGCGAAGTCCGCGCCACGGAGCAGCGCCGAGACGGGCCCGTGCGATACGGTCCAGCCGCTCGCGACGTCGATGGTGGAGCCCAGGGCGCCGATGGTCTTGTACGCACCACGGCCGGAGCCCACGAGGTGCGTGGGGGTGGGCTGGCGCATGAGGGTGAAGAGTGACGAGGCGTGCGTGTTGCGGATCGCCAGCCACGCTACGCCAGGGAGGATGAGTGTGTCGGCCGTGGTGATGTTGCCACTTCGGTCGGCGGTGCCGGCCGCCGTGAATGACATGGTGCCGTCGGTGCCGTCGATCCGGACGAGCTGCGAGCCATCGCTGCGATAGAGCGCGAACTCGACGGAGCGGGCGAGGTTGGCATCGCCGTTGTAGATCGTCACGGTGCGCAGCTTCATGGGCCCCGGCACGAGCATCGGCACGAGCGCCGCGCCGCCGGAAGCCGCGAGGACCGCGTAGGTGGAGGTGGGGGCGTCGTCGGGTGTGTAGCCGACAGGGAACGCGTAGGGCGCGAAGCTTCCATCGAGAAGCAGATCGTTGATGGCGTCGGCCACGGCCACGCCCCAGGTATCGAGGATGGGCGCGCCAGCTGCGGGAACGTCGATGCTCATGTCGCTCACACTCCTAGATAGTCATCGTAGTCCGTGACGGCTCGAGCCTCGATCATGCCCACGTCCACGGTCCACGTGTCGACCGTGAGGTTGTGCGCCACGCGCATGACCAGGTAGTCGTCGCTGTCCTGTCGCGCGCGATCGAGCGGGATCACGCGACAGGCCAGATCGCCCGTGTCCTTCACGAGGTATCCGGCCTTCACGCGCTCGTATGGCTCGGTGAAGTCGTCCGTGTAGACCCAGGGCCGGATCGAGCGCGTCCACTCGGACCGTGGCCAGCTTTCGTGATCCGCCACGTCCTTGGGTCGACGTCCATAGCGCTCCACGCTGGTCGGGTCGGGGGTGTACGGAAGGGCAGGATCAATCGCCGTATCGTGCTGGCCGGTGAGCGTGTTCACGACGTCGCTGATGCGCCTACCCGAATGCCAGGTCCGCGCGAGATCCCGGGCGTCATCGAGGATCACGTCTGCGGCCGAGTCCACGAAACGGCCCCACTCCCGAAAGCGCAAGCCGGCCGGCGTATAGGAGCCCATGATCCCGTTGTGGTAGAGCACGGCCCCCAAGAGGGCCAGGGGTGAGCCGGACTGGACCGTGGCCGGCTCGTAGTAACCAAGGTTGGCACTGCCGATGGTGTCGTCCTCGAGCACGAACGGGACTTGGGCCAGGCGCATGAGGCTACGCAGGATCGGTCCTCCATAGCCACTGACCGAAATGACCAACTGACCATCGATCGTCACGTCGATCGAGTCCACCGCACCACGGCTCAGGTCGTCGACCGCCGAGACGGCCACGACCGTCTCGGCCGGATCCTCATCGGTCGCCACGTCTTCAGCACGGCCCACCCACAGGGAATCGTATTCGGTCAGGATCACGACGCGATCCGCGATGTTCACTGCCGGCGCCGAAGAGTCCAACGTCAAGCTGCACGAGCTCGGCGTCAGACCGGATGGGATGGGGTCGTCTTGACCGTGTGCCCAACTAGCTGCGCGTGTGTGCTCGGTCACGTCCACGCCGGCGATGAACACGCCCAGGGCCAGCGCCTCCGCGGTGCCGGGGTACGTGCGCGGCCAGTCCGCGGGGTCCTCCCAGTCGCTATCGCTCGCTTGGGCATTGCCATTCTCGGCCCACAGCGCACCAGCGGACCAGCGGGCGCCGGTGACGGCCGGCACGCCGCTCCCGAGCCAGCCCATCTAGGCCGCCCCGCGCCAGCTGGCGCCTGCGCGCCGCTCGTACGCCTCGATGGCCTCCACGACGGCCCGGCCGACGTCAGCGGGCGAGCTCGCGCCCACCGTGACGCTGATGTTGTACGTGTTGCCCATGCCGTGCCGGCCATCGAGCGGGATCACGGCCTCGTCGTGGTCGCCCTCGCCGATGAGGGCCAGCGTCGGGCGCGTCACGATGCCGCCCCCAGCCAGGGGGATGTATGACATGTCAGGGATGAGGTCGCCGCTGTGGAAGTCGAAATCGACGCCGACGCGCTGCCCGAGCACCTCGAAGCCCTCGTGGATGCTGATATCGATCGCCGGATCGAGCGCGTTCCACGCGCCGATGACCGCGTTGAAAGCGCCCAGGATCATGGCGCGGATGCCGGCGAACGCCTCGCCCACCTTCTTGCTCATCGCGTCGAGTGCTTTGCCGATGATCCTTGGGCCCTCCTCGAAGATGAACTCCCAGTCATCGAACATGTCGACCAGCGCACCCTTGGTATCGAGGATCCATTGGTCGATCAGCCCGCCCAGATCGACCATATGGCCCTCGAAGCGGGCGTTGATCGTGGCCCACTCTCCCTCATCGGTGAGCGCGAAGTCCTCCGCGAAGTTGCCGTACTTGTCTTGGAACGCTTGCATCCGCTCGTCCATCGTCTCGCCGAAGACGCCGAGCTTCTCTTCGGCCTCCTCGCCGCCGGCCACGATGGCGTCCATGGCATCGGCCACGGCCGTGCCCAGGTCATCGCCACTGGCGCGGGCCAGGTCGAACCCGGCGCGCACGATGGCGATCGAGGCGTCCACGTCCTCGGTCACGGCCAGGGCCCTCGCGAACCCGCGGGCGATGTCGGCCTCCGCGCTGAAACCGAGCGCCTGCGACTCTTCGGTCAGGCCCTCGAGGGTGGCTTTCGCGCTGGCATCATCGATGCCCAGGGCGACCGACAGGGACTCGAGGTTGACGAGCTCGCGGCGCAGCTCGCCAGCCTCGGTGATGGCGTCGGTGAGCGCGCCGGTGATGTGTGAGGCGATGTCCAGCCCGACGCCCGCGATGGCCGGCGCCGCGAACCCGCGGATCGTGTCGAACGCCTTATTGACGCGGCCGACGTCAGATTCCACGGTGCCCATCTTGCGCGAGATCTCGCCCACGTCCGCGATGAGCTTGAGCTGCAGGATGCGGTCGGCACTCATGGCGCCATGCTCTCGAGCGCGCTCATCAGCGCCTCGCTGTATCGCTCCGCGGTGTTGTCACTCTCGCCGCGCACGGCCGGCCACAGCGCGTAGCCCTCGAGCCCGAGATGCGGGAGAAACTGCTGCGTCGTGGGCCGGCCTCGTCCGCCGAACTCGGTCCCCCACAGCAGATCGCCCACGGTCTGGCGCGAGCCCTTGCGGCCCTTGAGCCTGCGCGAGCCGCCCATCTTGACACCCGGCTTGCTGCTCTTCTCGGCGCGGATCGTGGGCCCCAGATGCTTCCAGCCGCGGCCGATGCGCGCCGCTCGGGCACGCGCGTCCGCGGCCACGTCCTCCGCGATCTCCTTGCTCGCGTCGGTGAGTGTGGCCTTCGTCTCCTTGGGCAGCTTGCGCAGGGCGCGATTGAGTCCGGCGATGCCCGAGAGCGTGCTCATCTTGGCCAATCGGCTCACCTCCTCGCGCCGCGCCGGGCGCGTCGCATGTGGTCCAGCAGGTCCACGTACGCGAGCACGTCGCCGAGCTCGTGGGCGCGCACCTCGTCCATCGTCCAACCCGTCTTGTGTGCGAGCCCCGCTATGCGGGCCCGCTGTCGGTTTTAGGGGCCGGCTCGGCCCCGAGCGTCACGCGGTCTACGATCTCACCGAAGGGCGCGGCCGCGTACGCCTTCGGGTCCTTGCCCTCGAGCTTGCCCAGGACCAGCGGAAAAAGCGTGCCCTTGGGCGCGCGGCCCCACTGGTCGACCGGGATACCGATGGCCTCCTCGATGGCCTCGATATCCTCCGTGGGCAGCTCGAGGATGGAGCGTGGCAGGGCCATCAGGCCGCCGGGGTGTAAGCGAGCTCATCGGTGACGCCCAGGACGAGATCGACCTCCACGATGGCGCCGACGTTGGCCGCCGGGGTCGGTGGCGCATCGGGCACGTGGACCGTGCCGCCCCATGAACCTCCGTCCATGCCCAGGGCGAACGTCACGTCCGTGCCGGCCTCGGTCGCGATGAGCACGGCCAGGGTATCCGACCAGAGGCAATGCAGCGTCACGCTGTCCATGCCGCCGCCGGTGCTGGTCGCTCGGGGTGCGCCGAACGTGCGCGCGTCGATGATCTCCTCGCCGCCGCTGAGGGTCACGCCCTTGACGTGATCCTTGAAATCGACCGAATCGATGGTCAGGACCGTGGGATTTGCGATGTACATGGGTTGTCGTCCTTCCTAGCTGAGGGTGATGTCGACCATGGCCGCGATGTACTCGATCCCGCCCACCGTGTCGGTGATGCCCAGGCGTGTCGGCCCGAGCTCGCAGGCGTCGAGCCCTTCGAGGAACGCGTAGAGGTCGGACAGGATCGCGTCGATGCGGTCCATGGCCGGGCCGTGCGTTCGCGGTAGCAGGACCGAGATGGTCAGGAACGTGCTCAGGCGCCCAAACGTCGAGTAGTCACGGTATGGATCCCGCGGGGAGATCACGAGCGCCGCGCCTGCGAGCTGGTCCGGTGGCTCGGCATAGAGCGTCAGGCCCGCGAGCCATGCCTCGCCGAGCATCGCATCGAAGAGCGTGGAGCGTGTCAGCGCCGCGGCCATCAGGCGATACCCCAGCTAACGGTCGACTGCGCGAGCAGGAGCTCGGCCTCGGGGATGCTCGAGCGCACGTAGGCCACCACGCCGGCATCGTTGAGCCCGGCCACGCCGAACGGCACGTCGGCAGACTTGTAGAACCGGATCGCCACGACGATGCACGCGGCCACGTAGTGCGCCGGCGGGGTCGACTCTACGGCCAGGTCTTCGGCATCGCCGGTCCACGCGTCATCGGCGGCCACGTCCAGATCACCGTCGTGCCAGTCGATCCAGCGGGTCGCTACCACGAGCGCGAGGGCCAGGTCGTCGTCATGCGTCGTCGTGGCCGTGGGGATGGCCAGCCTGCGCTTGAGGTCCGCGAGAGAGGCGTAGCTCTTCATTCGTCCAGCCGCTCGAGCGGCGTGACGGGCGAGACGCGCCGGCGGGTGAGCACGTAGCCCACGACGTTGCCGATGGCCAGGGTGAGCGCCGATGCCGCGCCGATGATGGCGGCCGCGAGCTCGGCCTCGAGGCTGGCCGCGAGGGTCACGGCCGTGACGGCTGCGACCACGGCCGCCTCGATCGACGTGATGAGCAGCCCGATGGTGTAGACCGGCTCGCGCTCCATCAGTCGTCCTCGCTCTCGTCGTCCTCGGGCCCGAGCTCGGCCTCGTCCTCGGGATCGATCTCGTCGCTGGGCATGTCGGGGTCCACGCTGAAACCCTCGTCAGCCTCGGCTCGCTTGGGTCGTGTCATCGCGCACCTCCGAAGATGCCGGCCCAGATACCATCGCGATCGCCGCCGGCGAGGGCCACGGCCGCCGCGATCAGGTCGCGTCGCTTGACCCAGCGCGGGCCCTGGGGGATGCCGCGCCGGCGCTTGTCATCGAGACTGTCATAGAGCAGCCACTCGACGCCGTGCTGGTCGCCGATCACGCGCTCACCGTAGATCAGGACCGAATGCCCGCCCATGAAACGAGGGTCACCCGTGCGTTCGTCCTGCGACTCGTTCCAAGCGCGGTATGAGATGGCGAGCTGCACGGGAAGACCGGCCCGCACGGCTCGCCTGACGTCGCGCGCCCGCCGCCGGCGGTAGTACCGCAGTGATCGACGGCCAGGGACACGGAGGCCATCGCAGGCGCGGCGCGCATCGTCGATGTTGGTCGGAACGGGGCCAGGCACGCGGCCTCGAGCGCGCAGCCGGGCGACCGTGCGGAAGAGCCGGCCCCCGGTCCGCGCCGCGATGCCCCCCTGCCAGCTGCGCGGGCCACAGTCGAGCGCGCCGCGGGTGCGCCCGGGCACGGGGATGCCGCGGCCGAGCTGCGCCTGATGCTCCGGGATCCGTGGCATGTGGCCCCTTTCGGTGTCGGTCCTGCTGGCCGGCCCACCCGACGAGAGCCGGCCAGCAGGAGAGAGGGAGGGTTAGACGAAGGTCATCTCCACGACGCCCGCCGGCACGTAGACCGATGGCGCGGAATAGGAGTAGACGCCGACGTTCTGGCCGAGCTTGGCGACGTCCTCGGACGTCACGAAGCGCGGGCCGTCCTCGTGCCAGTCGGCGGCCTCTTGGTTGCTCGCGAGCAGCTTGCCGGCCGAGACGCCCGGCGCCCGTTGGATGAGCAGCCCGGACACCTCCACCCGCAACGTGCTCGCGAGCATCGTGCCCGACGCGTTGCTGGGGTTGCCCGCGGGATCGCTCGGGACGATGCCCGAGAGGCCCGCGAACGCGAGGAAGAGATCCGTGGACGCCAGCGCGATGCTGGCCGGCTGGCCGGTCGCATCCTCGACCTTCACGCTCGCCTGTGCAAGTGCGGTCCGAAGTCGCTGTCCGGTATCGGTGAGCTCGGCCACGGTGCCGGCGGTCACGTTGGTGCTGAACTCGACCGACGCGCCGCCCGGCTCTTCGGCCACGCGGAACGTGTTTGCCGCGTGCGAGTCGCCGGTGACCCAGTAGACGCGGCCAGCGGTCAGGCCCGTGCCGCCGGTCAGTGCCGTGAACACTACGGCATCGCCGATCGCGAACCCGTGCGCGGTCGCATCAATGATGTTGTCAGCCGCGGCCGACGTGGAGAGCGTGACATCCGTGCCGAGCATCCCGCGGGTGACGACGGCCCCGCTGGCGCCGGACTCGAGCGCCGCGCAGAACGCGGCATCGGTGACCGCTCCCCATGCCGCCAGGAGGATCCGGTTATACGCCTCCCGATAGCTCGGCGAGCTCCGCTGTAGTAGCTGATAGGCCAGCTGCGAATAGCCCGTGTATGTCGCGAGGGCCTGCGAGCCCTTGGCGATGTCCACGCGGGCCGTGGTGCCCTCATCGAGCGGGTTGGTCTGGGCCCCCACCAGCGTGTTGGAGCTGTTGAGGTAGGGCCAGTCGACCTCCATGCCCGTGGCCGCGAGAGCCTTCGGTCCGCCGAATGCGGTGATCGCGCGTCGGCCCAGGTCCACGATGCGCTTGACGTCCATGATCCATGCGGGCGGCAGGACGCCGGGGTTGTTGGCCGGGACTTGTTCGGCCGCGGAGCGGGCCACGAGGCCCGGGTCCGCCTCGCCGCGCCAGACGGCTGAGGTGAAGTCGGCCAGCGTCTTGAACGTGGCCAGGGGATGCGCCTCGAGCGATGCGCCAGGGACGGCCGCGAGGGTCGCTAGCTGAGCCACGCGCTCATCGATGCCAGCCTGCCATGCGGCCAGCTCGGGGTCGGCCCGCTGGACCGGCGCGGCTGCCGGTGCGGGCGGGGGGGTCGCCGGCGCGGCCGGCTGATGATCGGCGCAGAACCCGCCGGCCGTGGCCTCGAGCTCGCACCCGTCGTGCTGACAGGAATCCATGGGGTTATCACTCCTTGCTGCGAGCACGGCCCCGGATGGGTACGCGCCACGCTCGACGATGGCCACGCGGCGCAGATCGCCGGCGGTCCTCTGGACGATGCCCCCGCGGACGCGATGGCCCTGGGGGATGAATACGACGGACACGTCACGAAGCACTGGCGCCTCGCCCTCGGGCCCCGGGGTCACGAGCGCCAGCAGCTCATCGCCGGCGGGCGTCTCGGCCACGCGGAACGTGCCGAAGATGCCCTCGGAGCGCTCCACGATGGCTTCACCGACGCCGACGATGGCGCCGCCGTGGCGTTGGCTCTCGACCGTCACGCGCGTGGGGTCCACGCCAGCGAACACGCCCGGCATGAGCTGCTCGCGGATGCCCTCGTCGGTGTTCTCAGCGACGTCGCCCCAGGCGTAGAGCCGCAGATCGAGCCGGCGGCCGGTGACGTTCGCCACGCCATCAGGCTGCGCGCGGGTGATGAGCTCGGGCGCCGCGGCCTCGCGGTAGAGCAGCTGCTCGGTCATGCGGGGATCTCCACTGTCGCCGGCTTCACGGCCGGCTCGGGGTCGAACGAATGCGCCGTGTCAGGGGAGCTCGGGCCCCAGCCCTCGAACGCCCGCGCCTCCGCAGTCGTCATCAGTGGCTCGCCCGCCTCGTCCACGGTGCCGATGGCCTGCGCGTAGAGCGCGAACCGCGCACCGATGGCCGCGCGTTGCATGTCGGCCAGATCGAAGCGCACGGCCTGCGGCGCCGGCACGAGCTCGCTCCACGCCTGCTCGAGCGGCGCGAGGTAGATCGGCGCCACGGTGGTCTTCACCAGCTCTTCGAGCGCGCCTTCGGGGTTGGTATAGGTGATCGTGGCGCCCGACGTCTCGACATGGAGCAGGGCGCCCGGGATGCCCAGGATCCGCGCGACGATGGCCGCGCCGGCGCCACGTGCCTCGGTCATCTGTGATTTCTGAGGGTCGATCGCTGGGAACTCCGCGCTCACGTCACCACTGGCGACGGCGGGCGCGCTGGGGTCCGCACGGCTCTCCATCCACTGCTTCTTGAGCTTGGCCGCCTCTTCCTTGTTGAGCTTCTGTGCGGTGTTCAAGACCGTCATCGGGAGCCCGCCGCTTGCGAAGAACGAAGCCGCGTAGCTCTCGGCCTCGTGGACCGGGTACAGGTAGCGCAGCGCCTCTTGTACGGGCCCTCGGCCGTGGAGCTGCCCTGCCTTGCGGTTGGGCGCGATGTGCTTGATCTCGACGTCGGCCACGAGCTCACGATCGCGCCAGTGATAGCGCGGCCGCCAGCCGCGAGCATCCCAGCTGACACGCACGTCATCGTTGGGCAGGACCGTGGCCGCGCGTGGATGGCCACGGCCGTCGTGGTCGGTGAGCAGCCAGAACGCCTCGCCGTAGCGATCGGCTATCAGCGCCTCGAGGGTCTGGTAGACGAACGTGTAGCGCGTGGCGAACGGGTCCGGCTTGCGCACGATGCGAGGTTGCGCGGCCATCGCCCGCCCCGACTGGTAGGCGAGAGGGAGCATGGACGCGCCTACGCCGGCGATGAGCGAGACACCGCGGATGACGGGCGGGAGCTGGAGTGCCTGAGCCAGGGTGAACGCTGAGAGCCGGTCCTCGAGCAGCTGCGCGATCTCTTCCACGAGCGTGTCGAAGTCGGCCTCGGACCGCTGCACCACAGGCGCAGGCAGTGGCTCGATCATCGCGCGTAGTCCGTCCAGCAGGTCCATCGGCCCGAACGATACGCCCGAAAGCGAGGACAAGGCAAGTACGCTTGAGCGCGTGCCAGTGACACCGCGGCCCCGACGCCGCTCGACGTTCGCCGAGACGCGCTCGGACATCTTCACGAAGTACCAGGGCGCGAAGGTCGCGAGCAACCGCGCGCGGAACTTCATCCAGCGCGAGTGCCTCGTGCCGGTCGGGCGGGGGATGGGCGAGCCCTACGAGCTCCGGTGGACTCACCGCATGTGGCTGCGCGAGGTCTTTGACAAGGGCGCCCAGGTCGTGATCATCAGCGGCCCCCGTGGCATGGGCAAGACGGGATGGATGGCCGCCGTGGGCGTCTGGGCCCTGTTCGACCAGCCGGGCGCTCAAGTCCTCTTTTGCTCGACGTCGATGCGCACCGCCATGCAAGGCTACGGCCGGGCGGTGCGGATCATCGAGACGTCACCGCGGCTGAGCGCGCAGGCGATGGTCTATCGCAACAAGGCCGATCCGTGGACCGAGCTGCCGCTCCGCGGCGCCGAGATGCGGCCGCTGCCGGCCGAAGAGAGATACATCGTGGGCCAGGCCCCGACGCTGATCCTGCTCGATGAGATGGGCTACCTCGACTCGGACACGTACGAGGCCATGCAGACGTCTCTCGGTAAGACCGACGACGCTGTGCTCGCGGCCTTCGGCACGCCCGGCCTCGGCGTGGTGGACACGGACTCGACGCCCAACCAGATGTGGACCCTGCGCCAGCTCATGCGTTCCGACGTCGCGCCCGCGGACATGCGCTATATCGAGCACGCGGCGCGCCACGGGGATGATCCCGCCGACGTGGCCACGTGGCGCCGTGCCAACCCACTCGCGGGTGATCTCGTGAGCGAGCAGGCCATCGCCCTCGACTACGCCTCGATGAAGCCCAGCCGATTCGGCCAGATGCGCCTAGGCCTCTGGACCGACCACGAAGCATCATGGATGCCGCGCGACACGTGGGAAGCCCTCGAGGTCGACGGCCGGCCGCTCGAGGCCGGCGCGCTGATCACGCTCGGATTCGACGGTTCCGTGAGCTCGGACAGTACGGCGCTCGTGGCCTACGAGCTCACGACGGGCCGCCTCGTGGTCTTGGGCC